GGGCAGTTCAACTCTGAGTTTGATCACAAGTAAACCGTTGACGAATTCAGCTCCATCAACGACAACGTGGTCAGCGAGTCTAAAGGTCTCTACAAATTTCTTTGTAGTGATACCCTTGTGAAGATAGGTTTTACCCGATTCTTCTTCAGGGTTCCCTCGAATGATCAGAACACCGGGTTTTGCCTCGATCTCTAGATCTTTCTTCATGTAACCACCAAGTGCAAATTCCATAGCGTATTCTTCATCACTATACTTTACAATATTGTGACGAGGAAAACCTTTCTCGTTTGCGCCAACGGCAGTTAATTTTTCTATCTCATCCCATACGTGGTCGAAACCAATGAAACGAGAATGTGGGAACGAAAACACTTTAGTTCGTGTATTAACCATATTTGCCTCCTAATCTTTTAGCAAGGTTGTTGTCTAACTTCCGGACCATTCCGCGAAGTTACTAATATATATAACATATTGTATTTTAAAAGTCAAGAAATTTGTAATGAAAGCAAAATTATTTTCTAAAAAGGATTGTGATGCTGCCACTAAATATGTTTTAGAAAAAGAAAAAAATGGATTTCTAGAATATGAAAAAGATCACCGATTTGGTCCAGACAACAAAAACACTTTTAGAATATACGGCGATGAAGTATTCAAAACTCTCGCATTAAAAGCACAACCTAAATTAGAAAAATTATATGGTATAAAACTATATCCAACTTATACCTATACCAGACTTTACAAACCCGGATTCATATTACTTCCTCACTTAGATCGTCCTGCTTGTGAATTTTCTTCTACCGTTACAATAGGGTATGGAGAAAGAAATTCGCCGTGGGAAATATATATTGAAAACGACAAAGAAGACGGTGTAGAATACATTCTAAACCCCGGAGAAGGAGTTCTTTACGAAGGTAGAAAATATCACCACTGGAGAATGCCATTAGATAAAGGATGGCAACTCCAAACGTTTGTTCACTATATCGAAATAGGCGGCGAAGTCTATAATGACGTATTGAATATGCAACCTGATTTTGATTTTACTATACCATTTCGAGATTTTGATTATGGATCTGATGGTATTCTTGTTATAAAATAGTTATAGTTTGTTTCCTATATTATACTTTGGACACAATTCCCAATTGCTTTTTTCTTTGTGTGCAATTATTTTAATTTGTCTCAAAGGAGCAAAACTAGAAAGTTGGGTTTTGTTTACTATTTTCACCAACCCCCAATCAGAGAGCAGTTGAACAATAGTATTCCTTCTTTCTAAATCGTTCAGACTTATGTCTGTTTTTTTACCATCTAACAAAAACAATTCTTTAAAATGTACTATAAAATATCTTCCCTGTTTATGAAGAATATGACAAGATTGAAATAGTTTGTTTTCTTTTCTAGATGCTATACCTATTCTAGTAAGGGTCTCTTTAATTTTTAAAAAATCATCTGGTTGATTGATAACAATTTCAACCATTTTATCCGGAGACCATGATATGTTATGTTCTTCCACCTTCGCTCACCTTTTTTTGTAAAACCTTAAATTGATCATTATTCAAAAGAGAAGCTGCTTGACGTGCTTTTTCGTCGCTATACTTGTAGTATTTTTTGATAGCATCTATTTTTTCACTAGAGCATTTCTTATTCCACTTGGAAAATCTTTTTCTCTTCCTTAAAGTATTTATAAAAAAATCATATTGCAACCTAGAATCTAGGTGGTTCCACCTATTCATTTCATTTGCAAGGAGAACGCTATCTTTAAAATACGATAAAGAACGGTTAGTAAGAAAAGAATTATAATACATTTCGTTTTCATCTGTCATGATATCAACTTTAGAATGGTTTATAGAGTTTACAAAATCAAAGGGATTCATTTATTTTTAACCTCATGTGCTAATCTAACGTTGAAAGCAATACAAACTCTTTCCGCATCTTTTACTAAATTGGGCATCACACCGTGCTGCAAGCGAGAAGAAAATAAAACAAGGTCTTTTGAACTAGGTTCAATCTCCATTCCTATGGTAGGAAAATATATAGATCCGCATCCGGGATCGGTTTTTATATAGTACACACCAGCATACTGGTTATGTTTTCCATGTCCATGAGGTCCACAAGATTCACCGTCCGCATATATTAATCCCCATGCTCCTTCTTCTAGATATAATTTTCTATCTTCTAACCTGCCAATAGATTCTATTGCGGTAGTTACAACATCAGAAAGAATTTTTCTTAATGGATCAAAGGTTTTGTCTCCATAATGAGACGGTTGATATACTCTACAATATGCACGTTCTAATCTAATAGAAGTCTTTTTCTGATCGTAAGAAGCATGCTCTCGTATAAGAGATTCCCATTTATCCGACTCTATTAAATCTACATTAGAAGACAAACATAAGAATTCTTCTTCTCCATCATGTAAGATAGTGTTATTCGAATTCAACATTAGTCATAATCTCTGTAAGACATGCAACAAGATTTAACTCATGATCTGCAACAAAAGCGTTTTTATATTGATAGTCAGCAAGTATTAAAACTAATGCGGGAATAGATTGCGGTTTTAAATGCTGAGACATCCTGTCATAAATCGTTCTGAATATAACAGAAGTATCGAGATCAACATTTTCAGAAACCCATTTTCTCATCTTGTTAAAATCTTTTTCTTTAAGATGTTTGAACAAGGAATCATAGTTATCGCTACTGATAGTAGAGGAAGCAGAAACTCCGCCAATAATAGAACGCTGCAACTCATTAATAACTCTTCTCCAATCCGGAGCGTGTCTCATAATAAGTTTGGCAATACTCTCCCGTTGAGACGCAGCAACACCATACCCTTCTTCTGTGAGGATATGACAGGCACGTTTCAAAAACTGTTCACACAACGAGACCATATCTTTTTTGGTGGTATTAAATTCATATACACCACAGCGACTATGAAGCGGTTCGATGATTCTGTTTTTAAAATTACAGGTAAGTATAAATCGACAGTTGTCTGAGAACTGCTCAATAAATCCACGCAATGCTGGTTGCGTAGATTGCGGATTCAAGTAATCCGCTTCATCAAGAATGACTACCTTGTATCCACCAGAAAGAGAGATAGAAGAAGCAAACTGTTTGATCTTCCCTCTAAGAGTATCAATGTTTCCTTCTTCTGATCCGTTAATTAAAATATAATCTAATTTTAATTCCTCACAAAGCGCACGAGCAACTGTTGTTTTTCCGGTGCCAGCAGTTCCAGAAAATAGCATGTTCGGAATTTCCGAACCATCTACTATCTTCTGAAAAGTTTCTTTGAGAAAGGGAGATAGAATACAGTCTTCCACTGTGGAAGGTCTGTATTTTTCTACCCACAAAAAATCTTGCATAATATTCTCCAATCATAATATAAAGGGTTCGCAGGAAAACGATGCAAGATTATTCTTCGGTAGGAACATCTCCCGATTGATCGCTACCTGATTGTGCTTCGAGAAGTTGGACCAAAGCAATGCATTGGTCTCGTAATTGACCAATCGTGCTGAGTTCTTCTCCTCTAAAAGCACCTCGCCCTGCCATAGTATCTAACACAGCTACTGTGCTTCGAGTGATACGATTTGCCAAATCAAACATTTCTTCGTTCATTTTATTCTCCATACTTTGAACTTTTATCTAGGGCAACCCAGTATTCTAAGTTACCGTTTGTGTTGATAAAATGAGATATCAACTTTGATGAAACTTTAACCTTGTAGTCTCCATCAATCATTTTTAAATGATTAATATTAAAAACTAGATCAAAATTTACATCTTGTCTACTACTACCATTTACTGCAACAGTGTATGCGTTAGAAGTTTTATCGCTTCCGTCAACAACCACTAAGTATATATCACCGTTATTATTTGTAACGTGTAATTCCTGATGTCCAAGAACGCTTGATGCCCTTCTTATTTTAGATAGAGTATCTCTATCCAGCAAGAACTCTACATCTGATGATTCCATGATCACTTCTTTTTTCGGTGATGTTAAAACTTCTGGATCAGAATAGTGATATTTGATAGAAGTTCTTCCTGTTTGATCTTTGATTTCAACATAGTCGTTTTTGAAATCTAAGGTTGGCGACTCGACTAAACTAAGAACATTTAAAAAATTGCTGAGATCAAAAATTCCAAATGTCAATGGGAAGTCTACATCGACGGAAGACTTACTAACAATCGCTCTTGCTTCGGAAATAGTTTTTACAACGTTACCATTTTCTATAACAATGTTAGGGTTAATTGTTGCATAGTTTTTTAAAACCTGCAAAGTTTTTTCTGTCATCATCACAAAATTATCCTCTTAAAAGTAAGACTATTATACATTATATACAAATAAAGTCAAGTTAGTCTAGGTCCCCAAACCCATCCAACTAATGAAATTCTTTCTCCTTCTGTTACCGGAGTGACTCGATGAGAAGTAGAACTAAGAAACAACACAATATCTCCCGGATTTTGTTTTATTTTTTTAACTGTTTTAATTAAAGGTTTGCCTTCCCTAGAAAGTCTAGAACAAATTTGAAAGTCTCCGCCTTTATATTCTTTTTCTGAATTCAACACCATGCTGAAACTTAACTTACGATATGCTTTCGTATCTTGTTGATAGGTATCTTGATGCCAAGAATAATGACCACCCTTTCTATATACACCTAGTTGAAAAAACTCACATGCATCAATGTTCAATTTCCATAGTTTATTGTTAGTTTCTGCTATAAGTTTTTCTATTTTGTTTTTTAATTTATTATGTTTAAAAAACCATATATCAGTTTGTCTAATGCCTTTTTGGGTTTCTCCTTTTGAGGTGTTACCTATTTTAGCATTTTCATAATTACCTTTTTCTTGTGCATATTTTAAGATGCCTTTGAGTTCTTTCTCCGTAAAATTTCCCGGTATGATAACATAGTCTGGTAAGATGACAGGATCTCTCACCACATCATGATTTGATTCAAATAGAAAAGGTCCGATCATGCTGCTCTACTGAAGTTTTTATCTTTTATAAACTCAATCTTACGATCAAACTTGTTGTCTAACAGTTCACCTTTGTGTGATATGATAAACACATTAGTGTCATTGTCAAGCGTATCTAAGATCTTCAATAGGTTTTCAACACCATCCGCATCAAGAGAAGAGTCGAAGGTCTCATCAAGGATCAACAGATTAGTAGCAACAGAGTTTTTCATCTTTGCGATTTGTCTCCACGTGAAGAGAAGAGCAAGATCTATCCGCTGCTTCTCGCCCTCACTAAACGAGGAATAACTGAATGCGTCTCTGTGTCTTGATCGTATCGTCTCGTTGAACCCCTCATCCAAGTCAAAGTGGACATAGAAGTCGAGGACTTGAAGGTACTGATTCGTGAGTTTATTAATAACGGGCAGATATTGTTTGATGATTTTGGTTTTGATACCCGAGTCCTTGAGCAATTCTGTGATAACATTATTATATTCCCGCTCCTCTGCGAGGTCCATTTTCCTCTGCACGATCTCTTCACGAGATCTTCGTAGATCTTCAAGCGTAGATTTTGCGGTTTGCAGACTATCCATGTCCT